ACTCCTTACCTTTTGTAATAACTACACTCATTGTCGTATCCGCATATAGCCCCGGCGGATGCAAATCGGGGTTCTCCTCCAAAAACTGCTCCATGTTCACGTTGTGTAACCGTTGTTGTAGTAACGAAAACGCATCGTGTTCTTTAACAAATTGGAATAACTCATGCCAATCGCTTGTGTGGTAACTCTTCTTGATTCGCTTAGAAATAGTTCCATACTTTGTTCTAATCAAACTAGACCCTTGATCTTTACATAGTTGTACAAGTTCAGAAGAAATAATATCTAGCTGTGCTTCTAACTCTTTATCTTCTTTAGCAAGTTCTCTACGCTTATCTCGAATCTTGACGTAAATCTTTACTAGCTTCTCTGCGTTTAGTTCTTCACTCATTTCACACTCCTTTCTATTTATATAAGTAATATAGTGACTATACTATACTTTGTCAAGTACCTTCAATAATATTTTTATAAAGGTCAATTAACCTAGTATGTATGTCGACTTTCTCTGACAACATCTTATAGATTCTTTTTTCAACTGGAGACCCTTGCAGATGCACAACAGTACATGGGTTGCGTTGACCAGCACGGTGTACCCGTGCATTAGCTTGTAGATATGTCTCTATGGATGTAATCGGACCCCACCAGACAACTACGTTTGCGGCATGAAGTGTTACACCATGAGCCGCCGCTTGGGGTTGTATTACAAGGACTTGCGGGTTATCTTCATTTTGAAATTTATTAAATATTTCTGTACGCCGTGATGCAGAAATACCACCATGAATATTCTCTGCGGGTATACCCTTAGCTTTTAATTCTTCTGCAATGATTTCGATTGCGTGTCTAAACGGCGCAAAGACAATTACTTTATGGCTTGCTTCTTCAATAACTTCTAGTAGTGCAGACATCCTACCTTTGGCATCAAACGCTACAACTTCTCCAGTATCCGAATAAACTGCACCGCATGAAAGCTGTAATAGTTTATTGAGATTGGCGGCGGCATTTACTGTTGTAATACTTTCGCCAGCCGCTACAGTTAGCATATGCTTTTTAATTTCTTCGTAGAACTTTAACTGTTGTGGAGATAGGGGTGTCTCTCGGAATGTGTACGTCATGTCTGGTAAGTCTAGACATTCGTCTTTGGTAAAACGTATTGCTGGTTGAAGTGCTTCATGAATAATCTTTTCTGATGTAGGTTTTGGAACCCATTTGAACTGTGTAATCTTATTCATTACAAGGTCTCTGAACGCACCATAAAACTTAGGTACTCCGTCAGGGTTGATTATCTTTGCTAGCCCATATGCATCTGTCGGGGATTGTGCGGCTGGTGTTCCTGTTAGCATCCAAATCCATGTAGTTGGTTTGACTAATTGCTTTAGAGTCTTCCACCTTTTTGTAGCTACATTCTTGTAAGCATTTGCCTCGTCAATTACAATCAAATCAAAAGCGGCGGCTTCAATCTCATCCTTGATAATCTCTAGCCCGTCGTAGTTGATGATGACAAACTCTGCATTACTCTGTATGGCTTGAACCCTTTTATCTCTTGAGTAGCTATGGGCAATAGCGCAAGTACGATGCATTGCAAACCTAAACAAATCGCCTTCCCATGCTGACTGCATAATAGATAGTGGGCAGATAACTAATACCCTCTTGATAGCACCAATGTTTATTAAATAGTCCGCAGCCCAAATAACTGCTGAAGTTTTGCCTGTGCCTTGCTCGTTAAAACAAAAGGCTCTGCGGTTCATAGTTAGAAATGATGCCGTTGTCTTTTGGTGGTTGAATGGTTTGTATGCTCCAGTCCATTCATACTGTCCCTCTATGGGTGATGGCACATTGTTTATACGCAAGTTGCGTAGCACTTGGGCTTCATCCAGCCCCCACTTGACTAGCACTTCGCCCGAATCTAGAATCTTTGACTTCGGTATAAGGTTTGTTATTCGTTGCGGGTCTTTAACCTTTAACAATAATGCCTTGTTGTCAATAATCTGCACTCAACACCCCAATAGGATAGCGACCAAAAGCGGTCTTTTGATTTTTTATTTGACTCCTTACGGGAGTCACTCGGTTAGTTCACCCTCTAAATGTTAACGTGAGGTATTACAAATAGAAAAGCTCTAACTGGGGTAGTTCATTATGCGCACTTGCCCCCACACGCATGAGTAATTATATCACTTCTTACGTTCACGCTTGCTAGTTTCTGATACCAAATTCTTTTTAGAGTCACGCTTAAATGAACGGTTTTCGGAGGCACTTTGTATGCTATAGCCATCCTTAATAGAACCGCCTTTATCCATAGCTTTTTTATGTGCTACATCCTTACCATCGCCCTTATGCACCTTGCCTTCTTTTAGCAACTTACGGCGAATTTTATTACGTTCTTCTCTATGCTTTACTTGCTCAGGAGTATCTTCATACTGAGCCGCTTGTTTGTAGTTTCTTTTCGTAGCCATATTAACTTACCTATAAGTACTCTTACCATTATGAACACAATCTTTAACAGCGCACCAATTACTGCAACTGAAGTTTGGCTTAGGATTCCATACATCTAACTCAATAGCTTTCTCTAGCCTATTGGTATCTTCAATCCAACGCATCCAGTAAATGCTTGATTTATCTTCCTCAAAGTTAGCCTTTACTAACTCATTGGCAACCACAAATAAAAGACCAGCTTTAACCTTCTTGACCTGTGGGTAGTGCTTAAAGACCGCTAAAGATAGGATTTCCAATTGTTTTGTATCTGCATATTTGGCAGACTTTCCTGTCTTGTAGTCTATTATATAGGCACTATCTTCCTTTAGGATAATGAGGTCGGCTACCCCCCTCCACCACACTTCTTTGTCAAAGAACCCACAAGGCTCCAGGGCCCGGGTGAGTCCCAAGCGCTCTTCACAAAGATGTTTACCGTTGATCTTACTCAGTAGCTCAAGTGGCTCACGCATAAAGCTATACTTCTCAGGCAAGGGCTTTTTATCCCTAATAAATTCTTCCGCAGCTTTGTGGACTTCAAGCCCATAGTTTAGATGCTCGGTAGGTGGGTCAACTATATCCTTCTTGACACGCATCCTGTAATACTTGTGAGGGCATTGTTTGAATAAATCCAAACTCGAATACGACCATGTGTACTTAGCCAAAGAAGTCTTCCTTTTTATATCGTTTATACAGGATTCTGCGTATCTTGCCCAACGCACGTTTTTCTGTTTGTAAGACTGCTTCCCGACTTATCCCCAATACTTTCCCCACTTCCTCTAGGGTCATCAAGGGCTGTAACCGTAAGTCTTTCTTCGTCTTTATCATCTAAGTCTACATACCCTAAAAAAGGAATTGGTTCACGCATTTTAGCCCCTAGTTGCAGTAAGTGGTTTCACCACAATGGGTGCAAGTATAAATTCTACCATCAAGTATATAAGTTTCTGTTTCGCACGAATATGCTTTAGGTGGGAAGGCAAGGAGCAAGCAACATAACACTAATAGCACCCCTATAAATATACATAATAAGTCTTTCATTTTGATTTCCTTTTCTTTTTAGCAGGGGCAAGTTCGATACCATCAGGTATTTTAGATTCAGAAGTATCTAAGGCACGTTTAATCGTAGCCAAAAACCCTTCACCAATTAGATATTCTTTAGTCTCTTCGTTCATGTCAATAGTCACAATGGCAGAGCCATCGGGTAATTCTTTAAGCATTTTTACAGTCATTTGAATTGCCATTTAAATCTCCCAAGTCTTAGTTACGGTTATGGTTTGACCGTCGTTGTCGGCTTCGATGGTAACGTTTAAGTTACTATCATCTTTTTTAAGTTTCTTACCAAAGATTTCATCCCAGCTTTTATCAAACTGTTCTTGATTAAGTATTGGGCGAGGGGTATCGCCTTTTCCACCATCTCTCATTTAGTTTTCCTCGTTCGTTTAACAGAAGCAATACCTTCTTCCTTAGGTTTTCGGGCTTCTAGCATGGCATCTGCTAATTCGTATGATAAGTTTGGTATTTCTTCTTTGGTGTAATCCCCGTTCATAGCCCAACCTAGCATCGCAAACATCGCAAAGCAATCCCTCAAATCATTCTCGTTCAAAATAAAGCCTCCTCAAATTTATACTCCTCAGCTTTCTTAGCCTTCATATACTTATATGTCCAACCGCTTCGCAAGGCACATACCGCCATAGCTTCTTCTTTCCTACCAATAATCCGCATGGGCTGACCTTCCTCGTCATACACTATGTAACTCATTAGCAGTCTCCATAAGTTTTGCCAACCCCTGACTCACAGTTCAGAGGTAAATCACTAGCCCAATCAGGTCTCCAACGCATACAACTTTCTACAAAAGCTTGGGCTTTCTCTGCTTCCGCCTCAGGTGCAATACAAGCCACCGCATCATGGACTGTTAGCACCACATGATATTTTTGAGATATCTTTAACATCTGCTCTGCAATCACACAACGGGCAATGGCTTGACATAGGTTTTCTACAACCTTACCACCATATAACTTAACCGCACCTTTCCTAGTTTTATACTGGTATTGCTCTTTACCTTCAGCGTCGTAAATCTTTTCTATGCCGTCGTACTTTTGCCATAGCCCACTAGGTAGTAAAAAGCCTTTTTCCTCGGGGTCAAACTCAACCGCAGATACTACTCCAAAGTCAGCCGCTTGACCAGTAATCATTGCCTCTATACATCTTTGTGTTTGTTTCCAAAGTTTCGGAATTTTTGGATAGGTCTGTCTATACACACTAATGATACGGTTAGCTTCTTCTTCCTGAATAGATACCCCAAACGCTTTAAGTTGGACTTGGAATTTCTTAGCCCCCATGCCGTACCCGCAACCGAGAATCGTGGTCTTGCCCACAAACCGTTCTTCTTGGGATATAGTGCTTTCTTCCTTGCCATAGATAGCAGATGCCATGATTTTGTATACATCTTCGCCCTTCTCAAACGCAGTTAATAAGTCGTCTTGACCAGCCAACCATGCTACAACCCTAGCCTCAATCTGAGAAGAGTCGCAGTCAATAATTACATAGCCTTCGGGGGCTTGGATAGCCTTCTTTAACTTACCGCCATTAGTTCCCCGACTAGGTAGGTTTTGTAAGTTAATCTTATCCGAGCCACCCCACCGCCCTGTATGAGCCGCATAATATTTAATCGGTACAGGTAACGTGCCTCTTTCAGATATTCCTATAAACCTTTGTGTGCGTGTTTCCTCCAGCGTAGTCTTGTTACCTAGCCTAGCAGATACAAGGGCTTGGACTTTAGGGTCAGGATGCTCCAGCAGTTCTTTGAATTCCTCATCGGTCTTAGCAAAAGCAAATGCCTCCTTGCCTGTTCTTGCGCTAATCTTTACAGGTGGGACAACACCTAAACCTAGTAAAAGTTCTGCAAACTTGTTGTTAGACATAAGGTCATCAATTGTTGC